GATTGATCTTGACGATCAACGCGAGTACTCTAGAACTTTTGAGTTTGCGCTAGCTACAGAAGATACCTTTAAGGATCGGTGTTGGCCTAAAGGACACCCACAGGCAGGAGTGCCGATTCAGCTGCGCGATTATCAAGTTGAGATCATCAACAACTTTCTTAGTAACCCACAGTGTATCCAAGAGGTTGCTACAGGTGCCGGCAAGACTATCATGACTGCTGCGCTAAGTTGTTTGATTGGACCGTATGGCCGTAGCATTGTTATTGTGCCCAACAAGAGTCTTGTGACACAAACTGAGAAGGATTACATCAATATTGGATTAGATGTTGGTGTATACTTCGGGGATCGAAAGGAGTTTGGGCACCAACACACTATTTGTACGTGGCAAAGTCTCAATGTTCTGTTGAAAAACACCCGATCAGGAACTGCCGACTGCACTATACAAGACTTTATCGAGGGCGTAGTGTGCGTCATGGTAGACGAAGTACACATGGCCAAGGCTGACGCACTCAAGACCCTGCTCACAGGAGTGATGAGTCAAATCCCAATTCGATGGGGACTCACTGGCACAGTGCCCAAGGAAGCATTTGAATTCCAGGCCCTGCATGTAAGCTTGGGTCCCGTTGTAAGTCGTCTTGCAGCTAGTGAGTTACAGGAGCGTGGTGTACTAGCACAATGTCATGTAAACGTAGTGCAGTTAGTGGATCATGTGGAGTTTAAAGAATACCAAGCCGAGCTTAAATACTTACTTGAAGAACCGGGCAGACTTGATACAATTGCTGACTTGGTTGCTCGTGTTAATGAGACTGGTAACACACTGGTGCTCGTGGACCGAGTAGCTGCCGGGAAAGCATTAGTCGAGCGGCTAGGAGAGAGTGCAGTATTTGTATCAGGTGCAACCAAGGCAAAAGATCGCCAAGATGAGTACGACGAAGTAGCTGACGCAACTGGCAAGATCATTGTAGCCACATACGGAGTTGCTGCTGTGGGTATTAATATTCCTCGTATTTTCAATCTAGTCATGCTAGAACCAGGCAAGAGTTTTGTTCGAGTTATACAAAGCATCGGCCGCGGCATCCGCAAGGCAGAAGATAAAGATCATGTTCAAATTTGGGATATAACATCCACATGCAAATTTGCCAAACGACATTTGACCAAACGTAAAGTTTTTTACAAAGAGGCAAACTATCCGCATACACAGGAAAAACTAGAATGGATGAAAATAGCATAAAAATAATTGTATGTGGGGATAGTTATTGTGCGTCGGGCAATTCTACAATCGAAGACGTTAGTGATCGTGCTCACTTTAGTCAAATATTAGAAGACCGTTACGGATACACAGTTATAAACTTTGCACACGGTGCAATGAGTAACGTTGGAATATGGTTTCAAATTCGAGAAGCAATCAATCTGTCTCCACACGTTATTGTATATAATCAAACTTGGTCAGCAAGAGTTGAAATCATGATGAACCGGCAAAATTTTACTATAGAAAAAGGTTTAAAAAATTTCATTTACTCTAATCCAAACCAAGCCAGCACTGGCACCAAGTATGTGGGTAATGTAAAAAATGGCAACGTGTTAAGCACAGTTTGGCAAGGATTAAAAGACAATCCATTTGTGGACTTATCTGACGAACAAATTTTAGCAGTTAATTTATATATTAAGCACCTGTATAATGATAAACTTCAGACTGAAATCGACACCTGGATGTTTGAATATTGGCGAGATCAAATTATTAAACATAAGATTATTCCTATTCGTTTTAACGATGCTCATGTTGGGGAGATAGCATATAAGTTTGGAGATAGTTATGGTCTATTTCATACAGACCATGCAACTCAAGAAGTTATTGCAAAAAATATACATCAACTGTTGATTACCGACCCATTATGCGGTTAACCCCTGCGCAACTTGCTACCGATAGAATAATTATTGTTTCTTATCCAAGTCTATCAGGGGGTAAATTTCTAATAAACAGTTTAGCACTAAGCCAACACGCAGTATTACAACATTGTGATCTAACTAAACTCGATGGCAAAGAAAAATTGGATTTACTCTGTGATCGATATGATTCAACACATAATACCTGGACTGACATCGACTTAGGCTGTGGTGAATTATTTGGGGTAGATCAGTCGCCTGGCGTGCCAATTGATCAAGAATATCACGACATAATAGTCGACTTAATTAAGCAACAAAAATATTTCTTCGTTGTAACACATGCCTTAGACCATTTAGCCCATGTGTTAAAAATATGGCCAAACGCCAAGGTGATACATTTTACAAACTGTCAAGAGTTTATACTAACCTACCGCTGGCCTCTTTCCCAACCTCATTTGATTCCTCAGATGCGGGCACTTAAAAATTGGTGGAAAAGACACAAGAAAGTTGATTGGCCAGCAAGGCCGCCTTGTACTATTATAGAATTTCAAAAGCCAGAGTATCAACGGATTGCTGAACATATTAACTCAATTAAATCAATACTAGCAAAACCATTGGCAAAGGAGGGCTACCCTAAATATCAAACATTATTAGGAGCAACCAATTGGAACCACCAGTGGGATGCCGAGTGGTACCTAGACTGGGAGCAATACCGATTACATATAGAAATGTTGTATACCCAACTTGGATTTGATGATTTTGACAGTGATAAGATCCGGAAGTTATACGATTGCTGGGTACTGGCCATGCAACGGCATTTAGAACATATGATAGCTCACTGTTGACTTTTTGTTAATATCTGTGTATAATAAAAATATGAGAATCCTAACCCTTGAGAATCAGCACTACGACTTGGACACCTTGCCAGATGAAGTCGACGACATGCGTTTTGCTATCCTAGACAATTCAGACCCTAACAGTCCAGACTACTATTATATCCCGTTGATTTTTTTAGAAAGCTTTAGCGCCCCTGCACTAGTGCTGCGTATTGGGGACAAAACTATTAAAATGCCAGTGGATTGGCAAATTCTAATAGGCGAGCCGGATCTAGGAGACTTAGAAATGCTACCGTTAACCAGTATCAATGATCGTGGGTTCAAGGCATTTGAGTTTAACCCGCTAAGTAGTTTTAGGCCCAGCTTCCCGGATATTGAGATTGTGGACGTTTATCATGAAGTTACTTGGTATGCTCCCAAGCTTAAAAATGGGCAAATTTTATCGGTACCCATTGACGATGGGCCGAAACCTCGATGCGTGTACTTTGTAAAAGACATCAGTCGAAACTGTGAAGTTGTACAATATGACAAGGCATGGTAGTATGGAACAATACGAAAAAAGTGGACCCAAAGTTGATGCCCCGGACCGGGCACCTGAACAAAAGCAAGTTGGCTCGAAGATTGATTTGTTAGATCAACGGCTGCAAGATCAATCCCGCACTATTGCTATCATGCAACGCGAAATGCGACGCATGCAAAATCAACTTGACGAAGCAACCAGCGCAATCAACAGCATACGCCGTGGATAAACTTAGCATTCAAAATGAGATGAATTGTTTCGATCTCAAGGATCGAGAATTTTATAACAGTCTCACCGATGAGGAACGTAAAAAATTCTCCAACTATCTTATGATACGGTGGGGATCGGCGGTGCATGGTAGTCGAGAACTGCAAGAGTTTTATCTAATCTCATGTAACGAGAGACTCAACAAGCACTTCTTTGCTATAAACCGTCACCCTCGGCTACAGTGGTTGTGCGCTACCGCTGTGAGTCCAGGCATGGGCACACACCGGCATCAGTGGATATCGCCCAAGAAGAAGGAAGCAGGATCCAATGAGATCAAGAAAACTCTCATGGAGCTCATGCCTACCACTAAGCTATCGGATATTGACACACTATCCAAACTCATCAACAAGAAAGATTTGAAAGAGTATTTGCGTGAACACGGCTACACTGACAAAGACTGAATACACTTGCAACCATTGTGCCCGTGCGTTTAAGCGGGAACCAAGCTTGGCCACACATGTGTGTGAATCCAAACGTCGCTATCTTGAGCGGGACGAAGTAGGTGTCACGATTGCCCTCCAGGCGTACTTGAGATTTTACGAGATTACACAAGGCACAGCAAAGAACAAAACGTTCAAGGATTTTGCCGCCAGTCCCTACTACAGGGCATTTGTTAAATTTGGCCGTTACTGTCAAGAGATCCGAGCTGTCAATGTGCCGCAGTTTGTCAACTGGGTGGTTAAGAAAAATAAAAAGATTGATCACTGGTGCCATGAATCTGTATACTATGAATACTTGATGGAGTACCTGCGCACTGAATCGGTGGGAGACGCACTAGCCCGATCAATTGAATCCAGTATCGATTGGCAGGAAAAAACTAGTAACGCAGCACACGACTATCTTCGTTATGGCAACGCTAATACACTATGCTATGCAATCTCGACCGGCCGGGTATCGGCTTGGGCTGTGTACAACTGTGATTCTGGACATGAGCTATTGGCACGACTTAATTCTGAGCAGTTGACTATGATTTGGCCCATGGTCGAGACTGACGCCTGGAGCCAACGACTTCGAGACCATCCAGAAGATCGCGACTATGCTCGGGAAATTTTAAAACAAGCAGGCTGGTAGGAGATGAGTGCAGACATTGATATCGATTTTGCAGATCGATCACTAGTGCTAAAGTTGATTGATCATATCCCAGCTATGCAACGGGTAGACAACACAGTGCGTAAGCACAATTCGGGTGTGTATGTTACAGATATTCCTGTAGATCCGGTGCATGGATGTGCTGCAATTGATTACACCGCAGCCGACCAGCGTGGGTATTTTAAGATTGACTTCTTGAACATGAGTGTGTACCAACTGATTCAAAATCCTGATCACTATGCAACTATGCTAGCAGCCGCCCCTCCGTGGGATCGAATCTGGAATGACATAGCTTGGGCCAAGCAGTTGGTTCACGTGGGAAACTATGCAGATTTGCTAGCGTCGATGCGTCCAGACTCTATACCCAAGATGGCTGCGTTTATCTCAATTATTCGCCCAGGCAAAGCACACTTGCAAAACTGTCCCTGGGCAGAAGTGTTCGAATCAGTCTGGAACGGGGATGATAGTCGGGGGTACACCTTTAAGAAGGCACATGCACTTTCCTACGCAATGCTGGTAACACTACACATGAATTTGCTTAATCATTAAAGTAGTCTGCTTTGTTCCATGTCTCTCCCCGAACAACAAGAGAATCGGGACTTTTTGATAGCGGTAACTGTTGGTCCCAGAAATTATGATATCTCTCGTTGACGTCCGGGAGACCCAACGTATTACAAAGATATTTACTACCACCTGGCTGAAATAATAGATTATAGTCTACTTTCTTATGCGGCATATCGATGATCGGCATACTGGTGCTATAGTGTATAGTTATTTCTTTGTGTAACTGTTGTTTAACTAGCGCAATACGATCTGAGTTTGTTATACCAACGTCATTAATATTTGGTATCATACCGTTTTTATTAATTGTAAGATCAATTTGCCAGGGCCTATTCCAAAGATTAATTGCTTGCCGAGTTCTGAGTTGCGATAGGAATGTTTTAACCATACACTCCCAGTAGATATTACTAACGAGTTCGGCGGATGTATCTATTATTAAAAGTTCGGCTTGTCCAGAATTAACTGCATCCTGGATGTTGTCAGGTCTAGCAGCATGCAACGAACCCGCATAACATAACTCTGCTGCTGGATCTATAATAAAATGCCCTCTAAATAAATTTGAAAAGCTGTCAATTTTTTTGGAATCGAGCATTTTAGTGTGTCGCATGAATCCGTAACTCTGTCCGGTCAATGGATCTATATGCCACTCATTATCGAGAAATAGCGGCAAGGTGCCTAACCACCCAGCAACAAAATCCATTCTAGCCCCGCATTTACCAGCTACTAAAATAACTTTTTTAATTTTTACCATTAGTTGATTCGTCTAACTAGCGTTATACTCTTGCGTTTGGATTTTTTGCGCCCCAGGTCGTTCAAGCTGCACACCGGGCCATGGATGATCTCAAGGTCTCGATTGCTAAATGTGCGTAGATAAGGACGGAACAAGTCCCACTCGTGTTTAAGGAAGATATTGATGGGGATACTGCGGTTGCTTTCCCACCACCAAGTGTTGGCCAACTCAATGAATATTCGTTTCAGGGCAGCATCTAGTATGTTGCCAAAGTCGTAAATGGTGGTGATAGCATCGTCGCGATTTTGAATGATACCGACATACTCCACGCCTGCGTATGAACACAGGGTGATAAAAGGGTACTTAGAAGTTAGAGTTTGGAATATGTTTTCACCCATCGCGGACTATTTATATGTTCTTTTTTTTGGTAAATATAGTCTATGTATTCAACGCCCGTATATTTATATCAGCAAATTCAGACAGTTTTATTGATTGATATCAGTGGGGCTTACTTTGACCGGAGATGGCAACCAGTGTATGCAAAGAACTTAAAACTCAACTTGGGCGTGGATAACGTGATCCTAATCCAATTTCAAAATCAAGATCAGAAACCCGTAAACATTTCTGGTTGCACGTTTACCTTCCGCATTATTAGTCAAAACGGTGAGGACTTGCTATACGCAACTGAATTAGTTGCCCTTAGTGCTGCACTGGGCCGAGCCAAGGTCACAGTTCCTGCAGCCGACACTGCCTATTTCCAGGCACAACCTGCAAGCTGGAGCTTGGAAATATCATCTGGTAACTTAGATCAAGCTGTGCTAGTTGATGCATATTCAAACGCCCGGGGAGACATTGATATTGTTAATTCTGTGTTTCCGACTTTTGTTGCCAGTCAAATCTTGACTATCCCTAGTCAAGCAGCTCAAAATAATGTATTCTATTCTAGTACTGTAACAACTGATGGATGGGCCATGACCACATTCCAAGTTGACACTGTTGGCCTAACAGGTAACTTGACAGTGCAAGGCAGCACTGGCGGAACTGCTAACACTGTGGAGTGGTATAATATTGCCTTTGAAGATCTTAAGGCCGGAAACATTGCTAACTCAGTTTCGTTTACCGACTCCACAGAGAGGTTAGGGTTTGATGTCGAAGGTTACCATCCTCAACTACGCCTGGCAGTACAAGTTCAATCAGGAGCACTACCAGTTATTGTCTACCGGTGACCGATTAGTGTGCTAATTACTTGATGAGTAAGATTAGGAAACTGGTTGTATTTGGGGATAGCTGGACCTTTGGTGATGAGTTAATGGCACCGGAGTTGGCGGATAGGGCAGATCGTTATACAGCAATGCCCGAGAATGATCAATATCGACTACAGCATTGTTGGGCTAGACATGTAGCTGATCACTTTGATTTGGAATTAGTCAACTTGGCTTTTAACGGCATGAGTTTGCAGAGCATGATTTGGACGGCGCTATGGTGGGTAAACAATCACGATGTGTCCGACAGCGTGGCAGTAGCTGCACATACGTTAGATCATAGAACCAGTTGGTATTTAGACAACATCCCTGATCGAACCCCTGAATGGAACATGCACATGCATTCGGCCTGGTCGAACCTAGCTGAACCATGGAGCTCTATTAAACAAAATCATTTTAAGAATAGCCAGGGGGATATGCTAGATCGATACCACCGACAGCAAGCAGTGTTATGTTTTGATAGCATTGCTGAGCGCTACCAAATCCCAGTAGTCCAATTTGATATACATCCAGATCAAACTCCGTACTATGGAAAACAACATGCTTATGTTGGCGAAGCTGCCTGGAATTGGATCGAAGATAATCGAGCAAAGGACAAACACCCTAACGAACAAGGGCATGTTTTGATTGCTAACAGGTTGATTTCTTGGATAGAATCTGTTAAACTTATGAAGTGATAGATCTACTTGCTTATTTGCCAGCACGACGAAAACAAACCTCTTCGGGTTGGCTGAGTTTCAACGCACCCTGTTGTGTACACAACGGGCAGTCGGCTGATCGCAGGCAGCGAGGTGGAATCAAGTCGACCCTGGATAGCTGGAGCTTTCATTGCTTCAATTGCCGATTTACTGCAAGCTGGCAACTGGGCCGTAATCTAAGCATCAAAGCCCGTAAGTTTTTGGGTTGGGTCGGAGTAGCAGAACATGATATTGAAATGCTCAATATCGAAAGCTTACGACATCGTAGCATACATGGGATCATTGAGGATCGCCAGCGAACAGCTGAATTATTGTTAGGTGTTGAGTTTAAAGAACGCGACCTGCCGCCGTCGGCGGAACTACTTGCACCCGAGCACGGTGAGTTTTGGCAGTATGCTCGCAAGAGATGCGTGCCCGAAGGCTTTCCACTAATGACACAGATACGCAATGATGGTGTCCATTGGACAAGGCCACATGTGATTGTACCATTTACATATGATAACAAGATTGTAGGTTATGCCTGTAGGTTCATAGACAACAAACAACCAAAGTTTATAAACGATACACAACCAGGGTATGTGTTTGGTACAGACTTGCAGCATGATGACTGGCAACATGTGCTGGTCATGGAAGGCGTATTTGATGCAATCTGTATCGGAGGTATTGCGGTATTGCACAACGATATTAACGATGCGCAGGCTAGACTGATACGAAATCTAGGGAAAGAAATCACAGTAGTTCCCGATCATGACATTGCAGGTATGGCCCTAGTTGACCGTGCAGTAGAACTAGGGTGGGCTGTGAGCATGCCCGATTGGCCAGCAGGAATCAAAGACGTCAACGATGCAGTGGTTGCATTTGGACGCTTGGCTACATTGCTAACTATAATGCAGGCCAGGGAAACTAGTCGAATCAAAATAGAACTAAGGAAGAAACAACTTGTTAAAAAGCTACAATAAACTTTGGGTATTTGGTGATAGTTATTCTACCCCAGGTGTAAGTGTAGAGCCACAAGATAGTTTTTGGGGGTTAACTGCACAGCATGCAGGAATTGGTACAATAAAAAATTGTTCTAGGCCGGTTAATAGTTTTGACAGCGTGTGTCATCTATTGATTAGTATGCAGGAACAGTTTGATTGGGCAAATGATCTGATACTAGTTGGAATCCCGCCATTGGAACGGATCACAATATTTGACAACCACAAGGACACTCCATATTATGGACATACTATTGACACTGACAGCTGGGCCGATAAGCAATTTAAAATTAATTATCATAATGGACTAATTGGATTACAAAATTATGGTACCGATAAGCAACTGATTATTCACAGTGACCGGTCCTGGCTAGAAACACACGCACTAAAAACTGTATTTTTATTAACTGCGTGGCTTGATTCAAAAAATGCCAATTATATGATATTAAATCTAAGCAAGGATCTTGATATCGACAACAAGTGGGGGCCTAGTGATTTTGTTTTACCGTACTGCGCCAATCATCCCAGGTGTATCTTGTTCAAGGACACGTATCACGGTATAAACATAGGTGTTAATCGTCCAGCCGATAGTCCAGATAGCTGGAACGGACATCATGGGCCAGACGGCAATAAACACTTTTTTGAAAATTCATTACTACCCGCGTTACAGAGGAATAAGCTTTGCTGAAAGAATACGGAACTGACGTTCAAAGATTATTTTTGGAGATGATGTTAGAGGATGCATCTAGTTATGTTCGCGTCCAAAACATCTACAATCCTGAGAACTTTGATAAGAGTCTACGCCCGGCTGCTGTGTTCATCAAGGAGC